TACCGATGAGTGCCAAGCAAGAATCCCATTGTGGGAATTGGAGAAAAAAGCATGACACCAACACCAAAACTGCGCTTTATTGAGCGCGTAGTGCCCGCACCTGAACACGGCGAAAACATTGGAAAAACTGTTCGCATCCTCCAGCAATGGTGGGAGGACAAAAACATAGTGCTGGCAGTACACATAACCGACAAAGACGGAAACACTTTGCCATCACCCAATCGTGGCGAATGGCGTGATGTACCACTGGAGACAGAAGCATGAACGAATTTAAGTCTGGCTTTGGCCTAGCGCCAATCAAGAAGGAAGGCAGCATTGCTGACCCCGATGAATTTACCTGGGAGTGTGACTGCGAAGCCTGTGCGCTCAAGTACCAGAAGTGGAAAGAACGGTTTGACATTCAACAGAAAGAACTGCGAGGTGAGAAATGAAAATAGAAAAAGAATGGACAACGAAAGCGGGGTTCAAAGCCGAGGTGATTGCCACCGACATGGGGCATCGCTGTGGGTATGTGTCCGTGCCAAAGGATCACCCATGGCATGGCAAGACCTACAACGATGTTGACCTTGATGTGCATGGCGGGTTGACCTACGCTGGCATGGAGGATGGCGATTGGTGGTTTGGGTATGACTGCGCCCATCTTGGGGATGCCCGTGACCCCGAATTGATGAGCGACGAATACAAAAATGTTTTGCTGGGGAGGAAGCTGAACTTTGATGGCGACACCGTGAAGACGCTGGACTTCTGTGTAAACGAATGCGAATCAATGGCATGGCAATTGAAGGAGGTGAACACATGACCGCAAAAGAAGAACTTACCAAGCTGCTCATGGAAAGCTATGACCAAGGGGTTAAAGACGGGCTTCAAACAATCCTGCAACTCATCAAGGAACTGCGCCCTGCGATCAATCCGCTGGATGGCATGGGCAAAGGCAAGACCACGCATGAGTGGTTCGACATTTTGGTCAAAGACATTGAGGAGAAGATATGAAAACCTGCGAAACCTGCTCACATTGGGAGCGATGGAATAAAGATGAATATGAATTTAAGGTGGGTATGGGCGAGTGCATGATGGTTGTGCTGTGGTGGGATGCGTCTGAATGGGACGGGGACAAAAACGGCTACAACCGAATCATTTCACCAAAATACAAAGACCAAAAAGCATTCACGCAAGATGGCAGTGATTATTCTGCCGCGCTGTACACACGAAAAGATTTTGGGTGTGTTGAACACAAGGAGAAGAACACATGAAAGGTGGAGCAAGACCGGGCAGTGGGCGCAAGCCCACATTGATTGACGAGCGTAGAGCGTTGAGCCTACACAAGCAGGGCGTATCCATGCGGGAGATTGCCGAGCGGTTTGGTGTTAGCCTACAGGTCATCAAATACTTTTTTAGAAAGCGCAGGAAACAAAATGGCAATGACCCCCGAAGCACTTGTAAAAAAGAAAGTCAAGCAGTTGCTTGACGCCAACGCGGTGTACCACTTCTCGCCTGTGCAAAACGGCATGGGCAGGGCTGGCATACCAGACATCATCTGCTGTTACTTTGGCACGTTCATCGCCATCGAGTGCAAGGCGGGCAAGGGCAAGACCACCGCGCTGCAAGACATGGAGTTGGCCAAGATACAGCAGGCCGGGGGGACGGCACTGGTTATCAACGAGGAGAACATTGAATTGGTAAAACAAACTTTAAAGGAACTGCTATGCGAATAACACAAGAGGACATAGAACGCCGAGTGGCATCCATGACCGATGCCCAGAGAGACCACTTCAAAACGCTGGTGTACGCACTGCTCCAGTGCTACGCCGAGGACAAGCACGCTGCTGTCATTGTGCTGGGCGACTTGAGCGATGAGAGCGCCAGCGTGGTCACAGTCAACTGCAACGAGATGGATGCCGCCACGCTGCTGCTGGCAGCGGACAACTTCTTTAACTACATCAACATGCGTGAAGCACCACCCAAAGAGGCCATGAATTGAGTAAACCATTTGAACGCGCCATCGTGCTGGACTTTGAAACTGCCTGGGGGCGCGGCGTGAAGCTGGGCTTTTCTTGCCAGACCATGGAGGAGTACATACGCGACCCCCGCTTCAAGGCGTGGGGAGTGTCTTGGAAAGAGCTTGGCGGCGAAGCACCCGCAGTATGGGTTAGACGCAGGGACTTGCCCGAGTTCTTCAAGTCAATCGACTGGAGCACCACCGCGGTCATGGCACAAAACGCAGGGTTCGATGTGTCGATCATGGAGTGGCACTACAACGCACACCCAGCGTTCATCATGGACACGCTGTCTATGGGCCGGGCACTGCGCGGTGTGGAGGTGGGCAACAGCTTGGCCAAGCTGGCCAAAGACCTGGGCCTGCCGCCCAAGGGGGACGGGCTGTCGCCATCAGAGAACATACTGGACGAATTGCCTGCGAATGTGGAGGTCACGCTGGCTGAGTACTGCTGCCATGACACATGGCTGTGTGAACAAATTTTCTTTGGGCTTGGTGGCTGGGACTACCCCACAAAAGAACTCAAACTCATTGACATGACGCTCAAGATGTACACACGCCCAGTGTTGCAGCTTGACCAGCAGATGTTGATACAAGCATTAACAGAGGAAGGAAACATACGTGAAGCGCTCCTACAACGTCTTAACATCGATGAGTCTGAGCTGGCGTCAAACCCTAAGTTTGCGCAGATTCTTACAGGCCTTGGCGTTACACCCCCGACAAAAATCAGTAAGACCACAGGCAAACAAACGCTTGCCCTGGCAAAAAACGATGCACTCTTCCAAGCCCTCCTCAATGGTTCGAATGAGGATGTTGCGCTCCTTTGCGAAGCGCGGCTCAAGGTCAAGTCAACAACCGAACGGACAAGGGCACAGCGGTTCTTGGACATCAGCCAGCGTGGTGCGCTCCCGGTTCCGCTTTCGTACTACGGTGCTCAGACTGGGCGATGGACGGCAGCTAAGGGGTCAGCCATCAACATGCAAAACCTCAAGCGCGGTTCGTTCTTACGTAAAGCGATTATGGCTCCCGATGGCTACCAACTCGTTGTCGGCGACCTCTCGCAGATTGAGCCGCGAGTACTCGCGTGGCTGGCTGACTACGACGATATGCTCGACATCTTCCGGGCTGGAGGTGACCCTTACGCGGCATTCGGAAGTCAGATGTTCAACATACCCGGCCTTACTAAAGAGTCTCATCCTGACCTGCGGCAATCTGCGAAGAGCGCGTTACTGGGCTGCGGCTATGGGCTGGGCTGGTCATCGTTCGCGTCACAGCTTCTTACGGGGTTCCTTGGGGCTCCCCCAGTTCGCTACTCGAAAGAGTTTGCTAAAGCACTGGGCGTGGACGGAGAATATGCACAACGCTTCCTAGACTGGGATGAGAACGTCAAGAAGCTGGAGGAAATCCCCCACACCTGCACCACGCAAGAGTTGCTGGTGCACTGCCTTGCGGCCAAGAAGATCATCGACATCTACCGCGCCACTGCGGCCCCTGTCGTGGACTTATGGGGGATGTTTGGCCAGCTTATTGAGAGCAGCCTGTACAACGGCAAGGAGTACACGCACAAGTGCCTGACCTTCAAGAAGGGGGAGATCGTCTTGCCAAGCGGCATGAGCTTGTTGTATCCTGACTTGAAGCCCATCAAGGATGACAAGGGCCGGGTGCAGTGGGTTTACGGCCCCGACCAGACCAAGCTATATGCTGGTAAGATAACGAACAACGTCACGCAGGGCGTAGCAAGATGCGTGATGACAGACGGGATGCTTCGCGTAGCAAAACAGTATCCAGTCAAAGGGACAGTGCATGACGAGCTGATTGCCGTTGTGCCTGACGATGAAGTAGCCACCGCTAAGACATGGGTCTTGGCGCAGATGACTATGGAGCCGAAGTATTTGCCGGGGATACCCCTGGCCGCTGACGGTGGTGCGCACCGTCGTTATGGGTTAGCAAAAAATTAAGGAGTAAGCAATGACAGTTAGACACAGACCACTGCCACACAAGCTGCGTGTGGGCAACAAGACATACTCGGTTGAGGTTGTCGAAGCGATGATCGAGAAGAACCTGATGGGGCGCACGTATTACCCCGACAGAAACATCAAGATCGGACTCAAGAGCAACCGCACCGGGCGTGTGTACAAGCCCGCTGAAATCCACGACACCTTCTGGCACGAGGTGGTGCACGCCATACTGCACGACATGGACGAGGACCGCTTGAACAGAGACGAGCGCTTTGTTACCCGGTTCGCCAACCGCTTGGCCAAAGCAATCGAGACTGCGAGATTTTGATGAATCAAGTCACATGGAGCCATAGCGCTCTCAAGGACTTCGAGGGGTGCGCACGCAGGCACTACGAAGTCAAGGTGCTTAATAACTACCCGTTCCAAGAAACGGAGGCCACGCGCTACGGCACAAGCTTTCACACAGCAGCCGAGGTCTACATTCGGGACGGCACACCGCTGCCCCCTGAGTTTGAGTACGCCACGGCTGTGTTAGATGCGCTCCTGGCCAAGCCGGGGAGGAAGCTGTGCGAGTACGAGATGGGCATCACCCCGGACTTGCAGCCGTGTGACTTCAACGAACCCAAGCGCTGGGTCAGGGGTATCGCTGACTTGCTCATCATTGACGACGACAACCTGACCGCCTCGGTGCTGGACTACAAGACGGGCAACAACAAGTACCCAGACCGTGACCAGCTAAAGCTGATGTCCCTCATGGTGTTCAAGCACTTCCCCCATATCCGCAAGGTGCGTTCAGCGCTGCTGTTCGTGGTCAAGAACGATATGGTCAAGCACACCATGACCGTGGACGAAGCCGATGCTGAGTGGTGGCGCTATCGTGAGCGTGTGGCCAAGCTGGAAGCCTGCTATGCCACAGGCGTTTGGAACCCCACCCGCACCCCGCTGTGCGGCTGGTGCCCTGTGAGATCATGTGAGTTCAATCCTAAACACTGAAAGGAATGTATGTCAACCATAGAACCTAACGCCCCGGCTTTTGGCTGCGCCACCTTGTGCCACGTATGCCGCAAACCTGTAGATATGTCCGATTTTGCTGTCGAACACGACGGCCATGTAGGGGTGCGCAACCAATCATTTACCGTTGAAGGTTACGGGAATATCATCATGCACGCAGAGTGTGCGACCGTGTTGGCGATGCGGTTAATTCACGATGTAATGAAACAAAAAGAGCGCACCGCTCAAACCCCGCTGCGTGTTGTAGAAGCACTTGGCAAACTCAGAAAGGCAAATCATGGCAACTCGTAACTACGCAAAAGAATACGCAAACTATCAGGGCAAGCCCGAACAGATTGCAAAGACAGGCGAACGCGTGAAGGCGCGGCGCATGATGGTTAAAGCTGGCAAGGCCAGCAAGGGGGACGGCAAAGACGTAGACCACGTTAAGCCCATCCGCAGCGGGGGGACAACTACTATAAACAATCTTCGTATGCGCAATCGCAGTTCAAACCGAGGAGACAACAAATGACCTTTGATGATTGGTGGAAGACCCTCACGGTCTCAGAGCAAAAGCTCATAGGCTACAACGTAGCCCGCTTTGTTTGGGAACAAGCGCTGGCGTTAGGAAAAAAATAAACCGAGAAGCAAATGGAAATCATAGACAACAAAGCACTGCTGTTCACTACCCGCAACCCCAACAAATACTGCATCATCCCAAAGCACAAAGTCATGCCCCGCACAGATGGCGGCTTTGATGTTGCAGTCTACTGGGGGTTGGACGAGGCGCGTGTGTTGAAGAACCTTGGTGTCAAAGACGTACCCTCGCCCATTGTGAGGAAGTACCCCTGGCCTGGGCGCTACAAACCCATGGCCCACCAAGTCGAGACCGCTGCCTTCCTGACACTCAACCGCCGTGCATTTGTGTTCTCGGAACCCGGCACAGGCAAGACGCTATCGGCACTGTGGGCAGCGGACTACTTGATGCAGCGCGGTGAAGTGCGCCGTGTGTTGATACTGTGCCCCCTGTCGATCATGCAGTCAGCGTGGGTGGGAGACATCAGCAACAGCATCATCCACCGCTCGGCCATAGTTGCGCACCACCCTCAAGCTAGCCGCCGCATTGAGATGCTTCAGCAGAACTACGAGATCGTCATCACTAACTACGAAGGGCTAAACCTGATAGCCGATGAGATCAACGCCAACGGCAAGTTCGATCTGGTCATTGTCGATGAGGCCAACGCATACAAGACGGCCACCACACGGCGCTGGAAGGCGCTGGCATCCATCATCAAGCCCAACACCTTTCTGTGGATGATGACAGGCACGCCTGCATCGCAGTCGCCTGTCGATGCCTATGGTCTGGCCAAGCTGGTCAACCCGGACGGTGTGCCCAAGTTCTTCACAGCATGGCGCGACAAGGTGATGAACAAAGTGACCATGTTTAAGTGGGCACCCAAGGCAGATGCTAAGGACACCGTGCATGAGGCGCTACAGCCCGCCATTCGCTTCACCAAAGAGCAGTGCTTGGACTTGCCCCCTGTCGTGACAACCACACGCGAAGTGCCGCTGACCCCACAGCAGGCCAAGTACTACAACATGCTCAAAGAGCGCATGGTGGTGCAAGCCGCAGGAGAAACGATCAGCGCGGTCAATGCTGCCGCTGGTGTGTCCAAGCTCTTGCAGATCAGTTGCGGTGCGGCGTACACCGATGACAAGGAAGTGGTTGAGTTCGATGCTGCGCCCCGCCTGGGCGTGCTGGAAGAAATTCTGGAGGAGACCAGCCGCAAGGTGCTGATCTTCGCGCTGTTTCGCTCAAGCATTGACGGCATCCATACGCACCTGCTCAAGAAGGGCATCGCCGCTGAGTGCATCCATGGTGGCGTGACGGCCAGCAAACGCGCTGACATCATCCGCCGCTTCCAAGATACGCCCGACCCCCGTGTGCTGGTCATGCAGCCCCAGGCTACAGCGCATGGCATTACCCTGACCGCTGCCGACACTGTGGTGTTCTACGGCCCGCTGATGAGCGTGGAGCAATACATCCAGTGCATAGCCCGTGCAGACCGCAAGGGGCAGAACTCAGACAAGGTGACCGTCATCCACATCGAGGGTAGCCCCATCGAGAAGAAGATGTTCAAAGCCCTTGGCGGCAAAGTGAGCGACAACTCACTGCTGACCGACATGTTCACCCACGAAATTAAATCTTGAAAGGAGTTGCAAAGCCAAAAAATATGTGTAACATGTCCAACCTTAGACAAAACAAAAAGGAGAAGTAGATGAGTGATGAAGCAGTACCCCTCGACAAATTGGCGAAGGTCTACCGCAAGATTCGTGACCGCATCGCTGTGCTGACACAGGAGTACGACACCCAAGTCGAACAACTGAAGGCGCAGCAAGATGAGGTCAAGAACGCAATGAAAGAGCACCTCAAGGCGCTCGGCGCAAGCTCAGTCAACACGCCGCAAGGCACAGTGATTATGGGCACCAAGACACGGTATTCGACAGACGACTGGGATTCGTTCAAGGAGTTTGTCAAGACCGAAGACGCTCTCGACTTGTTCGAGCGGCGCATCCATCAAGGCAACATGAAACTGTTCCTTGAAGACAACCCCGGCAAGCTCCCGCCTGGACTCAACTCCATGCAAGAGTACGACATTTCCGTTCGCAAGCCTTCCAAGTAACCCCAGGAGAAACCTATGAGCAACGTAGCTCTTTTTAACCCTTCCCAAGTCCCCGCCTTTGCACGCAAAGGTGAGTTGTCCGATGTCGCCAAAGCCCTTGCAGGCGGCGGTGCTGGCCAGTCAGGTGAGCGCATCTCCATCAAAGGCGGTGTGTTTCGTTTGTTGTCAGGCGGTAAAGAAATCGCTGCCATTGAGGAGCGCTACCTCGATGTGGTGATCGTCAAAGCCGCGCCCAAAGTCGCACGTACCTTCTACATGAAGAAGTATGACGGCGAGACCGCAGCGTCCCCCGACTGTTGGAGCAATGACGGCGAGACCCCAGACGCCAAGTCCAAGAACCCCCAGGCCGACACCTGCAACGGCTGCACCCAAAACATCGCGGGTTCAGGCACAGGCAACAGCCGCGCCTGCCGCTACCAACAGCGTCTGGCTGTGGTGCTGGCCAGCGACATCGAGGGTTCAGTCAAGCAGTTGGCCCTGCCTGCCACCTCCTTGTTCGGCAAGGAAGTCGGCGAAGACCGCCCATTGCAGGCGTATGCCCGCTGGTTGGTGGCCCAGGGTGTTGACCCCAGCACCGTTGTGACCCGCATGAAGTTCGACACCAAGGCCGAAGCGCCCAAGTTGTTCTTCAAAGCCATGCGCTGGCTGACCGATGAGGAGTACGCCGAGGCCACCAAGCAAGGCGAGACCGAAGATGCCAAGCGTGCAGTGGTGATGAACGTGGCTGCTCAAGACAGCGTGCCTCCTGCCAACCCCCTGGGCGGCACACCGCCCAAAGCGGCCAAGGCCGCGCCTGCTCCCGTTGCTGAAGAAGAGGACGAAGCACCTGCTCCCGCCCCCAAGGCCAGCAAGAAGCCCAAGACCGAGCCTGTGGCTGACGCGGACGAGGAGCCGACCGTGAAGAAAGAAGAGAAGAAGCCCAGCGCTGTGCCCGGTAAGAAAGACTTGGCATCTGTTGTGGCCGATTGGGACGACGAGTGAGGCCAACATGAAAGACAACAAAGAAGAAACCTTCATGCAGACGGTGTATGTGCTTAACGGCATCACCTATGTGCCGCACTACCGCAACCCCTCGGTCTTTGTCGGCCCAGGCTACCCGCGCTTCACACGCCAGCGTTACTCAGACACCGAACTGCGCAACGCAGGTGCGCAGCAAGGGGGCTTCCCGTTGTGGAAGCGCAGTAACTATGGCGTTGTGACAGACCAGCAACCTTGAACCAGCGGGGGCTTCGGCCCCTGCATTTAGGAGAATCAAATGCATAGCGAACAGAAATTTTGGATTTGTATGTGGGGCATGGTGGTGACGTTTTTGATAACGGTGATGGTGTGCCTCACCCTGTCAGGGTTTGACCGCCGCGACAAGTGGGACAAGGCAGTGAGCAACGGCGCTGACCCGATGGTGGCTACCTGTGCTTTGTACAGCGCGGACACGAGCACCGCCATCTGCACAATCTTGGCGCAGAACCGCAAGTGACATGGCCTACTCAGAAAAAACAATCAACGCGATCATGCGTGCGCCCAAGACGCTGGGGAACCAGCTAGGTCGATGGGCCGCGCACCACAACTTCTCGGTCGTGCGCATCTCCAAAGCTTTGGGTGTGTCCCGCCAGACTGTCTACAACTGGTTTGAAGGTGGCGACATCTTCCCCGCCTATGAGTTTCGGGTCGAGACCATGTTGAAATTCCTACAAACCGCCCACTCAGCCGATGACGCCTGGAGAAAAATATGCGCACACTACAACCTCGAACCCTGACTAACAGCGAACTCATTCGCATTGCGGCAGACGAACTGGACTCACACGACAACATGCCCCGCGAATGGCAGCTTGAATTGCTACGCCGCTTCACAGCGCTGGCCCCCAGCGACGAGTACCCGCCCAAAGACCCACAGCAAATCGACCTGTTTAAATAAGCCGAAGGACATCCATGACCCCGCTTGAATTTCTAGCGGTCGTTTTGCCGTCCCCGGAATACGGGTACTACTGTGCGGCAGAGCTATCAACAAAACAAAAGGAGCACATCTATGTCACAGCGCTTGAGGAGTTTTACCCCACCGTAGATCGTTGGGTCGATGAGGAGAAGAACGTCTTCTTCGCCCTGGCCACGTTTGAGAACAACACCAGCCGCAAGGCTGAGAACGCCGCCTTCGTTAAGTCCTTGTTCATCGACATGGACGGCTACGCATCCAAGCGGCAAGCGGCCCTGGCACTGCACGCCTTTCTGGTGGAGACCGGGCTTGAGGAACTGGGCATGCCCTGGGTGGTGGCATCTGGCGGTGGTCTGCACTGCTACTGGCCCTTCACCAAGGCGCTGCCCAAGGATGAGTGGAAGCTGATCGCTGAGAGCTTCAAGCGGCTGTGCAAGCAGTGCAAACTCAACATCGACATGACCGTCACAGCGGACGCTGCCAGGGTGCTGCGCATCCCAGGCACACGCAACTTCAAAGAGAAGTACCCAGCCCCTCGGGAAGTCAAGCTGATGACCGAAGGCGCTGTGTTCGACCCTGAGATTCTGTCCGACTTGATAGTCAGCAAACTGGCCATTCAGCCTGTGCAGCCCGCCAAGCTGGACTTGCCGGGGAAGCGCCCCGATGCCGCCCCAGTACCGACAGCGACCACGGCCAAGATGTTTGAGAACAGCGTGACCAAGTTCAAGAACATTCTGGTCAAGACCAAGGCAGGCAACGGCTGCGCCCAGCTCAAGCACTTTGTGGAGAACGCCGAGGAAGACGGCATGGAGCCGCTGTGGCGTGGGTGGCTGAGCATTGCCCAGAAGTGTGAGGACGGCGGCAAGGCATCGGCGTGGCTGTCAAGCCTGCACCCCTACCCCCAAGAGCGCATGGAGCAAAAGCTGCGTGAGATCAAGGGGCCGTACCCATGCGTCAAGTTCGACAGCGAGAACCCAGGGGTCTGTGACGGGTGTCAGTTCTTTTCCAAAATCACCAACCCACTTGCGCTTGGGCGCGAAACAAAGCTTGAGACCCAGGCCAAAGAGATCGAAGTGGTCATGCCTGCCGAAGCCAGCGGCATTGCGGCTGAAGTAAAAAAAGTCCTGCGCCCCACGCCGCCACGGGGCTACTCATACGGGACCAAGGGCGGCGTATACATTGACAAGGAGATCGAAGACGCTGAAGGCAACAAGGTAAAGAAGCCTGTACTCATCCTGCCATACGACTTGTTCGTGGTGGACATCCTCAACAACGGCGGTGAACACATTGTTCACATGCTTGCACTCAGGCCAGACGGGCCTGCAACCATCACCATGGCACAAAAGGCTGTGGTGAGCAAAGACGAAACTGTCAAAGCCCTAGCCACCCAGAACATCATTGCGGCGTTCGGTTCGGGCAATGACGCAAACCTATTTTCATATGTGAGAGCCGCCGTGGAAGAATCCAGCACAGGAAAAGCAGCAGTCAAAGTCCCCGCCAACTACGGCTGGCAAGACGACAACACCATCGTGTACGCAGGCAAGATTTACTCCACGGGCACGCCCATCTCGGTGCCCATGCCAGGGCTTGAGAACATCGTGGCCAATACCAAGCCGACCGGGACGATTGAAGCGTGGCGCAATTTTGTGAACCTGCTCATCCAAAAGGAGATGTACGACCACTTGGCCATCATGCTTGCGGGTATTGGAGCGCCACTCATGCGCTTCACGGGCATGTACGGAATGACCTACCACTGCGGCTCTACTGAGTCAGGTACGGGTAAGACGCTGGCGCTGGAAGCAGCCGCCTCAGTCTGGGGCCACCCCACCCACTACCGCACAGGTAAGAGCACATCGCCTGTGGCCATGCAGCAGCGCCTGGGTCTGCTCAACAGCTTCGCCCTGATAACGGACGAGATCACCGCCAAGAACCGCAAAGACTTCGAGTGGTTCCCTGAGTTCTTGCTGGACATGACCGAGGGCCGGGGCAAGGAGCGTATGGAGTCTGGCTCCAACAAGGAGCGCTTGAACCTGTCCACCTGGATGACCAACGCCATCATGTCGTCCAACACCCACGCCGTGGACATGCTGACCGGGGCACGCAAGCACGCATCCGAAGGTGAGCTGCGCCGCCTGTTGGAGTTCATCATGGACCAGCCCCTGACCTGGGAGCCGCACGAGATTGAGATCGTCAAGTCCTTGCAGCACAACTACGGCGTGGCTGGGCACATCATCGTGGACTACATGGCCAAGAACGTGGACTTCCTGGCCAAACTCGTGCCCGACACTGTGCGCACCGCATACAAGGAGTTCAGCGCCACCAATGACGAGCGCTTCTGGATGGCTGGCATCGGCACCATCATCGCTGCCGGGGTCATGATTAACAGCAAGCACGCGGGTGTGATCGACATTCCCATGATAAAAATCATTGAGCGCTTGCACAAGGTGATCGACACCATGCGCGGCAACGTCAAGGGCAACGCCCGCACCGCAGAGGATGTGCTCAACGCCTATACCCGCGACAACTATGGCAAGTTCATCATCGTCAAGCAAATTGAGCGTGGTCGTATCCTGGCAGAACTGGGCAACGGCAAGGAGGTGGACGAGTCCATCACGCGCTCAAGCGTCATGGGCCGGGTCGAGCACGGCTTCACGCCGGGGTACATCGACTACTACATTGAGGAGAGTATGCTCAAGGCTTGCTGCGCCAGCATGAGCTACGGCTACGCCGACTTCAAGCGCAAGCTGGGGATGGAGTGTGCAGTCACTCCCATGCCGAAGAAGGACTTGACTGCAAAAACCCGTGGGCCTCAGATGCGCGTATCAGTGCTCAAGATCAGCAGACCCATAACCGATCTGGAAGATGACGATCCACTATCCGTGGCAGCAGCTTGAGAGGGGGCAGGGGTTCTTTGTCCCCTGCCTCGATGTGGAACGCACCCGCGAGGAAGGGCTGCGCGAAGCGGTTAAGTGCAGATTGAAGGATGCCCGCGCTGTGGTTGGCATCCACCGGGGTTTGATCGGCGTTGTGTTCAGCCGAGGTAACCTCGGGCACTCTCCGCCAGCTTGATGCGCAGTTGCTGCAACTTGTCCAGCTCTTCGCGCTTCTTGTCTGGTGTCAGGTTAGACGCTTTGATGGCGTTCATGGCCTTCGTGATGGTGCTCAACTGCTCTTGGATGTTGCCCGCCACAGCCCCAGCAGCAATCTCTTTGGAGTTCTTTTGCAAGAACTCTCGGGCCTCAGACATGCGCCCGTCCTTGACCATATCCTTGAACGTCTTGTCGATCTGCTGAACTTCCTGCATGCGGTCGTATGTGGCACTCACAATACCAGCGGCATCGTTGGGCTGGAACATGGAGCCGATCACAGGCGTATCGGACAACCGCTTGGTAGCCTGCTCTGGCGTGCCCTTGGGCGGTGAGGGCATGGCAAAGTTTAAGGACTGCGCCAACGCAAGGCCCATTGTCCCGGTGTAACCGCGAACCAAGTTTTCAATCTTGAGCGGGGATGTGCCTGTCAGCATACCAATTTGCTTGGCTACTTCAGAAGTGTTGTCGCGGAAGCGGTACTCAGGCAACATCTGTTGCTCGGCCCTGGACTCGAGTGGGCGCTCGGTAAAGAACGAGTAGTTGGCCACGTTCTCAATGATGGGCTTGGCCAAGGCAGGCATCAGCAAGGATGTGCCGCCAGGGATGGTCTGTATGGCGATGCTCTTGAACGCTTTATACGCTTCTTCTGCGCCGCGCTCATTGGCCATGCTGTTGACCAGCGCCTCTGGGATGCCCTTAAAGATGTAACCAATCTCAAACGGCACCGGGATGCGCAATGGCTCATCCAAGCCTGGGATGCGCACAAAGAAGTTGCCGTACTTTTGCTCGGGCGTGGCGTTTTTGTACGCTTCATCGTCTTGCATCAGCATGGCGTAGGCTATCGCCGTGCCAGACAAAAGCGCTCCTCGGCGCAGCAACTTGCCCTGGATGTCCAGGCGCTCGTTCAATGGCATCTTGCCTGTCAAAGCGCGGTAGAGCACATCCAAACTCTGCACCTGTGCGTTGAAGAATGGGATGGCCGTGGACAAGAACCGTGCCGATGGTGACAGCCCCTTGCGGTTGAAGTTCATGGATTCCAACGACATGAGCGTGGCTTCCATCTCCGACAAGCCCTGGTTGATGTAGGAGTTGTACTGGGCGCGGCGGGTTGCCGCGTCTGCCTCCATTGCAATACCTTCGGCACGGGCCACCAGTTGGCTCAAGCCCAGCTTGCCGTCTTGGAAATCTTTGAGGATGCGGGTCAGGTCTTCGTTGGTGCCCGTGAACACTTGCCCACCCGTGATACCCCTGGCTTCCAGCTTCTCTTTGGTGGCCGAACCGCCCAACTGACGGATAGCGCCCATGATTGGGGTGAAGTTTGCGCCAGACAGTATGGGCGCAGCCACTGAGTCGCGGAACAACTGCCTGACTGGGTACAACGGACTGAGCATGACACCCTTGCGCACCATCGTGGCTGCGTAGCCCATGGCCCGGACAATTGCAGAGTTGTTGACGGGGATACCCGCCATGCCCTTGACCAGCAAATCCGCTGGGATACCTGTCTTGTCGGTCTCCACCAGCACGTACTTGTCTTCGCCCTTGAGTTTGAAGCTGACCACATCAGGGCCAGAAGTCGGGCTGATGAAGCGCCCCAAGCCCATGTCCACCAGATCAATCATGGTGTTTTTGGTAGCTTGGTTGCGCAGCGCAGCGTCCAGCAGCACCGATGTGTTCTGCACAGAACTGGTCAGGAAGTCGTAGATTTTCTGGTCGCCGCCAATCAACTGCTGCAACTGGGGCTGGTCTTTCAGGTTGCCCACCTTGAACGTGCCCTCGCCGCCAATCACCAGTTCAGCGTTGCCGTTGCGCTCTCGGTAGTACGGGATGTAGTCGTTGGTTGCGGCCAGACGCTTGGCTTCCTCTGGGGAGAGAGCGCCTGTGTCTTCCATGAACTTCATCAAGGAGCGGTTGTACTCGTTGTACTGCTTACGCGCCTTTTCAAACACGGCCTTGACTTCCGGATTGCTGTCGATCTGGCTTGCCGCACGCTGGATTTGCTCTTTGGAGATGCCGTAGTTGAGCTTGTCGTAGCCCACGTTGGGGTTCTCTGCGCGTTTGTTGGCCAGATACAGCGTGAACAAGCGGTTGGCTGCTTCGGCATTCATGCCAGGAGCGCCCTTGAGGGTCTCGACAACGCCTGCCAGATTCGGTCCTTCCACGCTTTCAATGAGCTTTTCAATCTGCCCATCAGCCCGCTTGTGGTCAACCAACTGGGGCACACCACGGGCCACCGACTGCTGCACAAACGACATCTTCTGGTCGGCCATGCGCAGGTAGTACATCATGCGCGTACCCTTGAATGGGTCGGCCATCTCACGGGCAATCTTCTCCAGCGGAGCCAAACGGTCAAGCCATTGTGTGCGCCCAGCCAACCCCAGGTTGGACTGTATCTGCTGCCCGATGCTCTTAGGTTTGGCAATCAGTTGGTCGGTTGTGGCCAACGCGTCTTCAAAGCCGGGAGCCTTGGCGGTGCGGTACGTGGCTTCGCCTGTGGCAGCTTCGCCGCCTAATGCTCCCACACCTTCTTGCACATACTTCCGAGCGTTGGCCACGATCTGGCGTACCTCGTTGTCAGTAACGCCTTTGACACCAAATGTGTTGCTGAACCACTGCTTGATGGTTTCAAACAAACGACGCAACGCACTGCGACTGTCTGCGGTAGGTTCGGCACCTGTCTCGGCCATGTCGGCCAGCACTTCCTCAACGGCCACTTCGCGGGACAAATTCTTGTTGGCCCCCATCTTGGCATCAGCTTCACGGCGCACCGTGACGTTGCCGTCGTACAAAGAGTTCATGGTCTTGGCGTATGTACCGCCAAGCATCTCGCGCAGGCCGAAGTGGCCAGCCACTTCGTGCGCAATCGTCAAACCAACGTCATTGCCTGTGTGCAAGTTGGATGCCACTAAATACACGGTCTTGGTGTTGGGGTCGTACACGCCGGGGATGCGCCCAGTAACGCCGTCCTTGGCGGCTTGGTCTTGAATTCGCTGTGGCAGCTCCGACTCGTTCTCAACAACACTGACTTCAGGCGTAATGGCCCAGTCACTTAAGATGCGGTCAACCAAGCGCTTGACTTGTTGCGACTGCATGCCGGGGCCAGCCTGGATGGAAGTGCGGAACACGCCCTTGCGTTCTGCTTTAAGTTCCAAGTTTTCTTCAGCTTCTTTGGCCTTGGTGTATGTCAGCGTAGCGGCTTTGGCTGCGCCTGTCACCTTGGATTGCCGTTGCCGCAAAGCACTGAGCGTGCCTTTGAGCGTGGCTTCTTTGGCTTCCAAGTCTTTCATCAACGGCGTGAGTTTGCCCTTGACCTTGGCTTTGCCTGTACTGCGCAGGAACTGCATGCGCCGTTGAACGTCTGCCAAATCTGTGTTGACCTTCATCAAACGGTTGGTCACCGCAACGCCAACTTCTTCCAACGACACCTGTGGGCGTGGCTGTGTAACGCGAGACCCCAAAACTTCTTTTACCAGCGACGCTTGCTTAACAGGCTTGAGCTTGGGGGCTTTCTCGCCTTTGGCTTTGCGCCGCCTTGCGGCCACCACGGCTTCTGCCGCAGCGCGTCTGTCTTCGGTGTCTCTGCGTGCTTCTTCATCTTCCCGCGTCCGCAATTCAGTCTTGACCAACGGCGCGTTCTGGAACACGTTTTCCAGTTTGCTTTCTTGATCGGCAATCTTTTGCCGCAGCTCTGCCTTGGTGTCTTCGTTTGTGGCCTTGTCCAGTTGATCGTTCAAGCTGCCAATAGCGCGGCGAATCTTGGACATCTCCTGGCGCATCTGCGTGGTGTCTTTCTCCAACCGCACGCCTTCCAGCCCCAGTCCCTCACGCCCACGCTGCGCAGCTTGGCGCAACCGGGTTTCTTCTGCCGTGGCTTCTTGTTCGGCTCTGCGCTTTTCAGCTTCTGCCCCGGCCTTCTCAACACGTTCAGCCTCACGCTTTTCTTGCGTAACCTTATCCAGCTCAGCTTTGGCTTCGTCCGCTTCTACCTGGGCCTTCTCAAACTCTTTAAGTGCGGGCTGAGCAATATCGGTGTACGCTTTAATCTCTGCGCCAATCTGTGCCGCCAAATCTTCCAGCGGAGTAACAACGGCTTCTAGGTCAGCTAGTTTTTTACGCAGTGCAGGTTCTTGCGCCAACAGGTTGTTGATCTTCAACAACGTGCGCATGTCTGACGGCTCTTGCAAAACTGCCGCTTTTACGTCATCAATTTCCCGCAACGCTTGCTGCAAAGGAACAATGTGTTCGTTGCGTGCATCTTGGGCTTCTTGACGAACCGCTTCCAGATCGGAGCGCATCTCGTCTTTCCAACCCAACGCCAGAGCGCCTGTTTCCCGCGCCTTCTTGACCTGCTTGTCGTGCTTGGTTTTGGCGGCGTTGTATCGGTTTGTGATGGTTGGCAGCGCTTTACCAACGGACTGCAATGCGGCCAAGTTGTCTGCGCGTTGTTTTTGAATGGCATCGCGCATGCCCTGAACGTCTTTGGAGTCCAGCAGCTTTTGAAAATTCGACGGCGTGGCACGCGCCACTTGTGCCCCGGCTTCGGGGAACATCTCAAGCTGTGGCTGGGCTTCTGTGTTCTTTGTGCGGGTCTTGCCTTCTAAGTCAGTGAAGGTTAACTTCTCACCCCTGGCAACCGCAGCGGTCTCTTCTTTTGACAACGGCGCTGCCGCGCTGCGTCCCGACACTTCCTGCGCCTTGAGCATCTCGCCCAGGTCACGCACAGCAAACGGGTTGGGCAGGTTGCCTTCGGCCACCATGGTGGCTTGCTCCCGTGCCAAGGAGATGAACTCGGGGTCGTTGGTGGTCTCCAACGCATCCCGCAACCGGGTCA